CAAAAACTTGTACCCACAATTTACTAGTCAAACGAATAAAGACACGGACTTACGCCCACAGATTGACGCTTGTAATTGTGTGGGTACGTGTTGGGGTCGTTGCGGTCAAGGTCATAACGACAACGGGTACAATAACGCTATAATGGTATTCTAAATGACCGAGTTTGTAACCATAGTAAAAAAGTACGGCGTCACGGGTGTTTTGTGTCTTTGGTTATGGCACACGGACAACAGACTTAACAAGGTCGAAACGGCCCTTTACGACTGCTACAAACAACAAAGTTTTAGACAAGCTACGAAAACACGAATAAACTTACCCATTCAATTACTAGCCGTGCTGCCGAATGATAAGAAAACTAATAAACGAAACTCTAAGGCCTAGCGGCAAATGGTCTATTAAAAGGCTATCCGCTTTTACGTCGTTCTGGATCGGTGTAGTTTACGCTTTCGTTCCTTTGGTGACTACGTTTAAAGTTTATGAGTTTGTATTTATTGGTTTGCTTACTTACTCGGCTACGTCTTTAGGTCTTTCAGTATGGAATAAAAAAATAGACAAATGATAACAACCGCCCAAGCCCTAGCCAAATACGGACAACCTAACGAGAAAGGAACATACCTAACTACCATCAATTTACCTTACCCTATGCGCATTGCTTGGGACACCGACACCAAAGTTACAAAGATGCGTTGCCATAAGTTGGTCGCTGACGCGTTTTTAAGCGTGTTTAACGACCTTTTAGCGGTGTATGGGTACGAACGTATTGTAGAACTAGGAATAGACCTTTACGGGGGCTGTTTTAACTTTCGTAAAATGCGCGGCGGTTCGTCGTGGTCTCGTCACGCTTGGGGTATTGCAATAGATTTAGACCCAGCACGCAACACATTAAAAGAAACTTCTAAAACGGCTAGGTTTGCCCGCCCCGAATACGCGCCAATGATTGCCATTTTTGAAAAACACGGCTTTATTTCACTCGGTAAAGAAAAAAATTATGACTTCATGCACTTTGAAATTGCTAATTAAGGGCCTAATTCTTGCACTTTTTGTGACAAGTTGCTCAGTAAACTACCATTTGCGCAAGGCAACAAAGAAGGGTTACCGCTGCGACGAAGTTGCGGACACAATTAAGATAACTTCGGTCGACTCAATCCCGTACGTTTTAAACGACTCAATTTACTTCGAAAGGGTACTAGTCCAAAAAGATACAATAGTGCGTTACAAGCGTTCTTATGTGCCTAAAACGAGACTACAGACACGCATTGAGTACAAATTAAAACGCGACACGCTTAAAATGATACAAAAAGTTGAGGTCGTCAAATGGAAAACGGAAAAACATAAGAACGACAAGCCGAACATTTTATTACTAGTTTTAGGTTTTGCGGTGGGTATATTCACAAACTACCTTCTTAGACACTATAAAAGCCCTATATGAAAATTCCCAGGATAAGATTAAAAGCCGACGAACTTGCAATCATACAACAATATCGAGCAATAAAAGAACAAGCTAACGGGCTAGGTCTAGACGACAAAGACGTAAAGCATGGGTGGCTAAAGTCTAAAGATGCTAGTTTGTTCTTTAAAAATCCGTCTTTTGGTAATGAGTTCGACGTTAATAAGATTGACTTTAAGAAACTATTTGAAGACGTACCCGCTTTAGCAACTGAGCGCGTAAAGAAAGGCGACTTTAAAGGTGAGTTCGACAAGCTAGTTTTTACCGATGTACATATAGGCATGGACGCAAGCGACAAAGGACGTTCAATGTACCCAACCGAATGGAACGAAGCGCTATTATTTGAGCGCCTTACGCAAATGGTCAACTTTACCCTAGAAAAACAAGAAAGTAATGTACTTTACATTTCGGATCTAGGCGACTTTCTAGACGGGTTTAACGGACAAACAACTAGGGGTGGTCATGCGTTGCCGCAGAACATGAGCAACCAAAAAGCTTTCGACGTTGGCTTTATGTTTAAGGTTCGTCTTTTAGAAGCACTTGCACCCCACTACAAACTGATTGTATTTAGGAGCGTTTGCAACGACAACCATAGCGGCGACTTCGCGTACTTCGTTAATCAAGCTGTAAAGTCCTACATTGAAAGCCAATTAAAAAACGTCAAGGTAATTAACCAAACGGCGTTTATTGATTGGGAACTTGTCGGCAACTATTGTTTCATTTCGACACACGGCAAAGACACGCACAACCTTAAACACGGATTTAAGCCGAAAATCGACCCGAACCAAGTAAACAAAATAGTCGGGTTCTTACATACCCAGGACCTACTCAATAAAGGCTACGTAATCATTTTCGAAAAAGGCGACTCACACCAATACTTATTCGACTCTTCAAGTTCGGACGTGTTTAAGTATTACAATTACCCCGCGTTTAGTCCGTCTAGTAACTGGGTAGCTACAAACTTTCAGCTTGGGCGCTCTGGATTCATACACTTTAACTACGGGTTATTAACAAAATCAATAAACGAATACTTTTTTAAGTAAATTGCAAGACTTTTTTCTAGTTCTGTTTTGAAGCCAGCCTTTCGGGGTTGGCTTTTTTGTTTTCTTATGTCACAAAATAAGGGTAAAACCTTACGAACTTTGTAACAAAATAAGGGTAACGCCTTAAAACACAAAAAAAAGTTTGCGCCTACAAGCCCCGTCAAATAAGGAAATTTAAAAAAATGTTAAAAAAAGTTGTGGAAAAGTTTGGTAGGTTGTGAATAGTATCTATATTTGCATATAATCTTTTAACAAAAACAAAATGAAAACAATTAACTACAAAAGTTTCGAAATTACAGAAACAACCCAAGACGGCGGCGCTACTACAGCAGTAGCTTATTTTAATGGTTCTATGATGTTTGGCACATTTAGCCACCTCGATTCATTAAGCGCAATTGATAAAATGATTGTGAAAATTGACAACTATTTAAACAAATAAACTATGGACAAGAAACAAATTTTAGAACTTATCCGAAGTCAAGAACAAGAATTGTACAAAGACTTACAAGAATGCAAAAGCATTTACGGCGTAGACCACAAACACACTCGCTACGCATTGGGCGCATGGGGTGCAGTTTTAAACTTACTACAAACAATTGAGAACAATGAAAGCAATTAAGCATTACGTAAATTGGTTTAATGAATTGAACCGAGACGAAAAAGAAACTTTAGGCGGCGCATTGGTTGCTGTGTTATGTATTGTTTTTTTAACTTGGCTAACGTCAACGAATAGCTACCCCGTTCTAGACGCCAAAACAACGGACACACAAACACACGAAAAAAAGACCTACGAACTAAAGCCAAGCTTTAATAAATACATGAACCACGTTTATAACGACAAATACAAATAAAATGATTGTAACAGAACTTAAAGACTTTGAGGTCTACGCTCCAGGCGACACCAATTTCGTGTACTTAATGGTCACACTTTGGGACGAAGGCGACACAGATATGAACGGCGAAATACTAGCAGAATACGAAATAAAAATTTACGACGCTTACGCAAACTATAAAATAACTAAAAAAGAGTACAATGAAATACTTACCATCAAACAGACAAGGGACTGCGACGACTACCTCGAAACGCTTTACGAAGCCAACACATTCGAAGAAGCTTACGTGCGAGAATACAACGACGAGAGCGGGTTTAGTTGGTTCATTTAACCATTACCAATTTAACCGCTTTTGGACGTCGTTTAACCATGACCTTTACAACCGAATTTGCGAAATTAAAATGCAAGAGATATGACACCACTACAAGAATTAATTAGATTTTTAAAGAATGATAGAATGCAAAATGTATATACTAAAGAACAAATGATTTGCCTTCTTGAATTCAAACTTGAAATGGAACAAGAGCAAATAATTGATGCCTATTTAGCTGGGGTGAATGTAGATTCATTTTGTATCAAAAATCCATACACAGAAGCAGAACAATACTACAAAGAACAATACCTAAAAAAATGAAATGGAAACTAACTTACTTCGTCGGATCTAAACCCGTCGAAAGCTGGGTTTTGAACTCGCAAAGCTTAGCATACTGGAAAAAGCATGACTTACTAGCAACGGGAAATTATGAACTAGGAAAATTTAAAGTAGAACAATTATGAACAGATTAACACTAATAAACGAACTCATCGAAAAATACGGACTACTAGACAAGTCCAGAAGACGCGACGTACTTTTTAAACGTTACTACCTTTACAACGAACTACGCACTTGTGGCTTTAGCCTTTCGGACATAGGGCGTTACTTTGACAAGAACCATGCAACTATTCTACACGGGTTACGTGTTCACAAAGACTTAACTAGTTACCGCGACGTTGACTACTTAGCTGAGACGTGCGCGCTTCAAGCTTATTTAGACGGCGCAGAGTTACCCGACATTTCGAAAGTGTTTAAGACGCAAAAAGACTACGACATTAAGGTCGACATACTAAAGGCGCATAACCTAGCAGCTTTTAAACGTGTACAAAGACGGGTAAAGATGGGTTTTTACGAAGAAAAAGAAGAAGACAAGCAACTTATTTTAAGTTAAAGCGTTATATTTGTACGGGTAGGCAGACCCATGTAAAACATTATTGAAGCTCTTTTGGTTAGTACCGCTGCCTCGCGAACGCCAAAGGGGCTTTTTTTATTTTAAGGCAGTAAAAATGAGGCAAGCATTTAATTTTTATCGAAGTTATTGGGAAGTAGCCAACGAATTAAACGACAAGGATCGGTTAGCATTTTACGACGCATTACTTACGCGTCAATTCACAGGCGAAGAAACAGATTTAAAGGGTTTAGTTAAGTTCGCGTACCTTTCACAAAAGCATTCAATTGACAAGCAAATAAAGGGCTACGAAGACAAGACAAAACGACCTTTACAAGACCCTACCTTAGACCCTACACAAGGGGGTTGGCAAGGGCCTTCGGTACAAGAGAAAGAGAAAGAGAAAGAGAAAGGGAAAGAAGAAATAGACTTTCAAGCGTTGCTTGAATTTGTAAATAGTTCTTTTGGTAGAAGTTTTAAAGTAATTACACAAAAAGTAAAGCGTTCTTATTACGCACGTTTAAAAGACGGGTACATTATAAACGCTGTTAAGAACTGCAAAGAAAACCAATTTCATAAAGACAATAATTACAACTATTGTACTCCAGAATTTTTTAGTCGGGCTGAAACTTTGGATAAATACGCAAATAGAACCATAGTAACCGAAAGTGACGCTATATTAGCACACCTAAAAAACAATTAAGATGCTACTCAAACAAGGCGACGCGTTGCAATACCTACTAGACGTAAGGGACGGCAAAATAAAACAAGGGCTTGGCTTAGATTGTGCGCTAGACGAACACCTTAAATTCAAACCTAAACAACTAAACATAATTCTTGGACATGACAACGTGGGGAAAACGTATTGGATTAATTGGTATTTTCTTACCCTAGCTTTAAAACATGACTT